CATTTTTAGAAAGTAATCCAAATGTGAATATTATAAATGGTCGGGATGGAACAGGCGATATTCTGAAATTAGAAAATTATAAATATTGTAAAGAACTTTTCATGAATTCGATAGACATTATTACCGCGGATGGAGGAATTGACGTTTCAAATGATTTTAATAAACAGGAAAAACTAGTTAGCAAACTGCTTATTGCCGAAATTATATACGCTGTAACTATGCAAAAAAAAGGCGGGTTTTTTATTTTAAAAATATTTGATATATTTTCGAAGCTTACGATAGATATGTTATATTTACTATCATGTTTATATAGTGAAGTCTATATAACAAAACCTCATACAAGTAGGTTGGCAAATTCGGAAAAATACATTGTATGTAAGAATTTTTTATTGGATGATTCGACAATGCTCTATGAGGCGTTTTGTAAAGAATTTTCGAAACTAGATACTCCTGACGATATTCATAGTATATTAAATATTGACCATGATTATTATTTTTTAAATAAAATAGAGGAAATAAATGTGGTGCTTGGTCAGAGGCAATTAGAGAATATAATAACAACATTAAATATAATAACAAACCGTAACAGTTATGATAAAGTCGACTCAATGAAAAAGCTACATATACAAAAGTCGATATCTTGGTGTGAAAAACACGATATTTCATCTGTTAAACTCTACTCTTCCAGTAATATTTTTTTGTCGAATATATATGAGGATGGAACACCGATTTCGATTTTAAAACATAATAATAATGCATTTTTGAAGAATAAAAGTTCTAATTTTACAAGTAATGCGTATGTTGGTGGTGGTGGTGGTACGTATAACAAAAATAAAGTAATTCCATCGAATGAATCGGAAAATAGTATAAATACTACAATATCGTGTGAAGTACATATTACAGATACAGGCGATACACACGATATCATTGAAACAACTAATATAAGTAACCCAGAATAGAATAAATGAAAGTGTTATACGGTGCAATTATACAACTTATAAATTATAGTTTGTATAATTAAATTTTAGTTATTTATTCTATTCTATTCTATTCTATTCCGGGTTACTTATACTTGTTTGTATGTCTAGCAATCGTATTTTCATGTGGGGTATCGTAGAAAAACTGTCCATCCGTAAATTCAATATTATTATAGTACATTATAAATGATATACCGCAGTCTTCAATTGTATATGGATAACTTTTGGTAAATGCATCATAACTAAATATATTAAACTGTATCCTTTCCATATGTTGAATAACAATATCACACGCTTTATTTGATAAATAAAAAATAACACCAGCTGCTCCATAAATATTAGGGCGGAGTGTGTATTTTGAAAGAGATGTAATATTCATATTCGTCATACCATGCTGAGGGTTTAAAAAATCTTCTTTATGTTTATTGTAGTAAAACATCATAAATGGGTCATTCCTTATATTTTTTAACACATTTTTATCAGTACATTTATAACTTTTTTTAAAACATGACTGACCCCAGTAATCAAATTTTTTAGATTTAATAAACTTAGTCAAATTATCTTCGTTAAAAATTAAGTCGTCGCCACACCTTAAGATGCCTTCTTTAATATTAAACAGTTCTTTTACTGTCTTAAGAGCCAATCCTAACTTTTTTAGTAAGTGAATGTACGAGTCTTCGCATCTTATATATAATATGTTACCATCTAGTAAATAGTTTTCTTTTAAAAATAAGTCACCGATTACATATATTACTTCCCAGCCCTCATAGTTTGTTTTACCTAATGAAAATTCTTTCAGTCGTGTGTTTCTATGTTTTTGACACGATAGTACTAGTATAATACCGTCTACGTTTTTTTTAGAGATAGAAGAAGAAATAGAAGAAGAGGAATTATCTACTATTTCCATTTATATTTTATTTTACTTATAAATATTATATTATTTTACTTATAAATATTATATTATTTTACTTATAAATATATTATTGTGTAATATATTTACATTTGGAGATACAAATATTTAAATATATATAGTATTTACTATATAATATTTACAACTATAATAAACAACATCAACAACAACAACCACAACAACAATGCAATCAACAATAAATTTTATCTACAGTTCAATGAGAACAAAAAGGAAGAAAGAAAGGTTCGAGACTATATTAGAACCTCTTCAAGCAATACTGCAAATCGGTTACCTATCTTTTGCACCAATTGGGACAAAACTAACAATACATAGTAATATATTAAAAATACAGATTCCGAACTACTCACAGCCGGTAATAAGGTGGTATAATAATGATACCCAAGAGGATTTATTTTATTTATTTAATATTTTTTACAGATTCAAGAAGTTCTATCACTTTTTAAACGATTCAAAAACGAATCCAGAAAATAAGAAACTATACGACCTTCTTATCGAATTAGCTAAGACGGGAATAGGGAATTTAATTCGAACATATAGTCAAACTGATAAAATTCATATATTACATACACTTCAGATGTATAAGGGAATGTTAGAAGGTGAAGAAAAGGGTACAAAAAATAACGAAATACTTTCCCAGAAACGATTTGACAATTATGAATTATCGAATTTATCATCGAATTTACCCAATTCTCACGCATCTGTTGCATCTGTTGCATCTGTTGCATCTGTTGCATCTATAGCATCCCAGAGAGGAGCAGGAGGAGGTGCGTCAAGACACGATAAGGATAAAAATAAGAAGACACACGTTATGCAAAAAATATTGCGCGATGATTCTCCCGATCATGAAGAAGAACGGGAACAAGAAACAAGAAATACAATCATATCTAGTAATGATTCTACTTTAGATGCATCATCTCCCGAAGTAAAGAATATTGATGACGTCTTTATTCGCATAACAGATATATACACACAAGAAGTATACAATATTATATACAATACATTACATATTATGATTAAAAATGACGGGAGCTTTGATATTTATATCGACGGACTAAATAAAATACTAGAACCAACAAATAGTAGAATAAAAAAATGGATAGATGAGCATATCGTTTTTTAATACTTAATATTCATGTTTAATGTGAACTAACTTTGATTTTTAAATTTTTATTGTGTATGTATATGTATATATACGCAGTAAATATATATAATAAATGGAAATAGCATATAATGGTAACAACATTATAACTCAAACTAAACCTTATCAAGAGTTACCATTGACTCAAACAGTTACACAACCTACAGTAACGATAAATAGTATTCCATCAAAGTATTCAAGTTTGATTATGTATGACCCTGACTCTGTAAAAGGAATATTTATTCACTGGTTAATAATAAATATACCAAAAAATAGTAATAATATAAGTAGCGGTACATCTATAAAAAATTACTATAAGCCATCTCCTCCACCTAAAACAGGGAAACATCGTTATATATTTGAATTATATAGACACGACCTCCCAATACAGGTAAGTGATAAAGAAGTTAGTTATCAATACATTTCGGGAATATTATCAAAAAATGCTACATTAGTTAAAAAGCTAGTATTTTTAAGTGAAAATAAAAGTCAGATAGGTGGTAGTCAATACACGAGAAGCCGAAGAAGTCAAAGAAGCCGAATAAGTCGAAGAAGTCGAAGAAGTCAAAGAAGAAAAATCTATAGAAAAAAAACAAGAAGGGTTTACAAATATAAAAAGTAATAGAAATTAATAGAAAGTATACTAACTAGAAGAAATGCCCCTAACAGTATTTATAAATTCAAGTATGTATCTCTTTATCGTATCATAATTTTTTATACAATACACTATAAGGAATGGCGAATATATCAAAAATAAAACAGCAATATAGAATATGAATTTGGCATAAAAGTAGAAAAAAGAATATCCCGGTTCTGGATTCTTATCCATACCTAATATTCTAAAAAAAATATTATAGTTACAATACGTAACAACTTCGGAAGCAAATGACAAATATTTATTTTCAAATTTGGGATGTTTAGAATTTTCAGTATTGCTGCATATCTGGTAACACAGCGGTATATAATAAATGAACCTACTCGTGAAGTTGATATTGTAGTTAATATCCCAGTCATTTACAAGCAACTTTCTGTTAAAATTTTCTAAAAAGTCGTCGCGATGTGCCTTACTATAAATGACCGAGTGTGTTCCCGAAGAACACATGCATCTGTAATTGTATGAGTCGTACGGAATGAGAAACCATGGAATAGCGCCTAAAAAATAAATAAAATTATCGCCGGATTTCTTTTCAAGGAAGTTATTAATATTCGTAATATGTTCGCTTTCTTTTATCTTTTCACTAAAAACAAAATCATCTTCAAGAATGAGAATATTTCCGACATTCAGTTTCTGTGCATGTTTAAATATTTGTAAATAACAATCCGTTAAATCGGAATGCGCAGATGTAATACCTTGTTTGTTACATTTACTGAAACCTTTATTCAGTAATATATAAACTGTTTTTGTAGGTTTATATTTTTCTAGTTGTTTGATAATATTATCATAGCGCTGGCTATTCTCTAAATGAATAATGTACGTAACGTCTACACTTGCATCTAAAAATCCGGATTCGTAATTTAGTTTTTCGAAGGTATAACAAGGCTCTGTTTGTTTTAATCTTTTATCTAAATCGGCATTTATTTTACTCATATTATATTTTTATCTTATATTATATATTGATTAGATTAATTATAAAAATAACAACATTTCACTATTTTTATAATTTATTTTTCGACAGGTTCGGCTTCGGGTTCGGGTTCGGATGTATCCTTTTGAATACACCCCTTGTCCTCATCTTTCACACTCACACCCTCCCCACATAATCGGTTTTCTATCTTATTGTTATATTTTTTACACTCTAAATGCCACAGAATAATAGAAGAAAAAAACAGTATCAGAATACCACTAGATAATAATGTTATCAGACCAACCAATAAACTATCTTTTACCCATTCTGTCCTACATACGTACTTGAGTATGAGCACAATAAATGTAATTATTATTATATTGGGAATATAGTGATTCGTATTTTCTACACAGTCCTCGCTAGTATGTTTTGTACCAAACATTACATCACATACATCCGGTCCAAAATTTAAATTCACCTCTGTGTGGTGTAAGCGATGCACTCCATTTACTTTGAAGATTGAATAGTTAACATTATGAACCGAACAATAGAACAACATGAAATAAAGAATTATCCAGGGGTCTAATATTTTTACTCCGAAAAAATACGATACCATTACAAAAGGATACGGTATCGATAACTCTAATAGTATCTGAATAAAATGCGAGAAGAAATTATCATTTTCGTGATGATAATGATGAACAATGGAAAAGATATTCTTATGAACATGCGCCACTACATGAAAAAAATAAGCAATGAATATAAAAACCACGAATGTAAGTACTCCTAAAAATATATTCGGATAAGAAATGATAGAAATAGTACTTAGCATTATTATCCAAGATGCTGCATTTTCTTTTAAACTATTCACTACTTTTAAGTTTTCGGATAAATTCGGTCTGAAAAATATATTCAAAAATTTATGTAAATCATTCAGTGAAATGTTTATAATATGATTCGCTTTTTCTAATATAAAATCCATTGTATCTATATTTTAATACTTAATTATACCTACTTAACTATAATACTTAATTATAATACTTAATATTTATTTATTACTATTTTACCTATTTTATTCAATCATTCGAATATATATTGTTATAGTTGAATAGTTTGATATTAAACATCTTCATTACTATAATACACATACACTTTGCAGCAACCAACATCCACACATTGATAAGCAACTCCACTTGTTTCTCATATTCATGGTTACAATTATAGGATATACCAAGTGCACCTAATATCTCATCGCGGTCGTCACACGATGATCGTTTAATATACTTTCGTTCTAGTGCAGTCAAGGGGCATCCGTGTCTAACAACTATCGCAAAAGCATCAAATGAAACGATTATAAAAAGAACAGTCATATGTGTTAAATTCATACTAAACAAGGCTATAAAAGAAACCAAAAAAATAAATGTGTCATGTATGTGGCGATAAAGCGTGCTCTCTTGTACATCCTTTAAATTAAACTTTTTATAGATATACATGCAAAATTTGCGAATCGCGCTATCCTCTATCATTTTAAGCTTTTTTCTGTTTTTGGAAGAACTCTTCTTCGTTTCTTTGACACCCTCTTTTTCTAAAGTACATGACATCTTTTATGCAAAACTATATTGTTACATTATCCCAATTGTTTTTTTTATCAACTATAACGTATTATTATTATTTCGGCGAGATGGAGCAGAATAGTTTGCCCCGCGAGGGTTTCCGTGGGATGGTCAAAAAAGTGGCAAACATGTTTTCAAAAAACGACTTCCCTCAAAAACGGACATCAAAAGAATACCCCGCCGAAAACTACCCTTTTTTCCCTTTTTTACCCTATTTTTATCACTTTTTATATTTCGCAGCATTATGGTCGCCACGTGACCACATCGTTACATCGCCACCCACAGCATAAAGGTAACCCCGCGGAATTGGGAGGGCGGACGCCGAAGAAGTGATGATGTATTAAAATTTCAAATCTAAAGCTGGGTTTTTGAAATTGGACATTTATAAATGTCCATTTTTGAAAAGTGGGGGTAGAGATATAAAAAAATCATTGCATTCATCACTCAGAGCATAATGCTCTAAATCGTGTTTTTAAGTTTGAAATTTTGTTACCATATTTTTTTTGATATTTTTATATATTATATGAAAAGTATTTAGGCGTAAATTATATTCTATACCTATAGTATAAAATAGAATGAAAATTACACCAAATTACGCCGAAAATTTTTGCTGCGAATATTGTGACTTTAAATGCTGTAAGCAGAGTGACTATGACCGTCATTTAATGACACGTAAACATAAAAATAGAACAAATGTGGACAATATAGAACAAGGATTTACGCCGTCTACTATTTTTACATGTAAAAACTGTAATAAAGAATACAAGGCGAGAACTAGTTTATGGTATCATGAAAAAAAATGTAAATCAACGTCATTAGTTATAAAAAAGGACAGTGACATTATTGTAGAAAACAACAACGAAAAAAATATTATATCCCCTAGTAATCATGTTACAATAACGAGTGAGATGTTTATGACATTGATTAAGAATAGCGAAGAGATGATGAAAGTTATTAAAGAACAACAAGAACAGATTAAAGAACAGCATGAACAAATGATAACAATTATACCTAAAATAGGTAACACGACAAATAACAATAACACGACGAACAATACGACGAACAACTTTAACCTCAATGTTTTTCTAAACGAGCATTGCAAAGATGCGCTAAATATTACAGACTTTATCGACTCGCTCAAGATAACTCTTGAGGATTTACTATTTTCAAAGACAAACGGGATATCGCGCGGGATTACCGATGTGATGATAAAGGGACTCAAAGAGTTGGACATTCACAAACGTCCAATTCATTGTACAGATATAAAACGCGACATCATGTATATCAAGGATGAAGACAAGTGGTGCAAAGATGAGAACCACGAGCTGATGAAAAACACGATTGTGAAGATAGCGGACAAGGAGCGAACAGCATTACAACAGTGGGCGTTCGATAATCCTGACTGGATGGAAACCGAAAGAAAACAACTGGATTACTTGACAATGGTGCGGTCTATTTGCGAACCGATTGAAAACTACGACAACTACGAGCGGAAAATATTAAAAAATCTTGGAAAAGAAATACAGATTGATAAGAAGAATTGTTAATGTGTAAAAAATTAATCGTCTGCTTCTAGTTTTAGCCATGTTTCTTTGCGCGTATCATCGGACAAGAACCCTTTAATACGCCGCTTCACTTCGAGGAAAGCGATATTGATTTTACGTGATTCGCCGTCTTTTACATACTCGCCAATCTCTTTGTATAAGCGTTTAACCGCAGGATAAGATGTATTGAGCTCTAATTCGCTTAATTTTTGTATTATGGGCTTTATATCGGAACTTCTTTCCTGTTTTGTTTTTTGGAATGGTAGTAATTTTTGTGGGGGAGGATTTGCGGGATTTGGGGGATTTGGAGGATTGGATGGGTCAGAAGAAGAAGACGACAGTTCTTGTTGCATGGCTTATAGTAATAATATAAACTAAATATTTTATATTATTATTTGAAATATTGTTATTATTGTTGTTGTTATTTTTGTTGCTGTTATTGTGGAGGTATTGTTATTGTGGAGGTATTTTTATAGCCCTGAATCATGACCATGTGCTATAGCTAATGGTGTATTTTCCCAACGCAAAGCGCTGTTTCTTCTAAAACCACTTGCTGGATTACGAGAATTTACATCTCCAATAACCCAATGAGATATATTAGCATTAAAACATACAGCATCATTGAACATAAAACTAAACATAAAACCATTAACGCGTAATACATTCCACCACAATCGATTAGATTGATTAGACTCACCACAGCCGAATCCATTATTAAATCTAGTAGCACCACTAAACATACCTATCATACATACAACATTACTTGTATTCCATTGACCTATCCATTGGTTAAAATTAGTAGCACGACCAAACATACCTATCATATCTGTAACCCTAATTGTATCCCAGTTATTTATAGGTTGGTTGAATTCTCTAGCATTATGAAACATATTCCCCATATTTGTAACATTTGATACATTCCACCCACCGATATGTTGATTAAAAGCTAGATTATTACCAAACATACTACGCATATTTGTAACAGCACCTGTAGCCCAGTTACCTATAGGTTGATTGAATACGCCAGCTTGAAACATTTGAGTCATATCTGTAACATGCGTAGTATTCCAATTATTGAGGGGTTGATTAAAAGAATGAGCATTATCAAACATTAAACTCATATCTCTAACATTACGGGTATCCCAACTATTGATGTTCTGATTGAAAGCGGATGCCATATGAAACATTAAATGCATATTGACTACATTATGAGTAGGACCGGTAAATATTGGACTATTAAAGGTCCTGGCAGTACTAAACATTTGACTCATATTTGTTACACTTGTTACATTCCATCTATCTATGGGTTGATTAAAATTTACAGCATTATGAAACATAAGTGACATATCTCCAACTCTTGATACAACCCATACACCAAATAATGTTGGGTGTGTGTTAATGGGTTGATTAAACGCAGTAGCACCATCAAACATACCACTCATATTTTGAACCATATTAGTAACCCATGAACTAATATTACTATTAAAACTTGTAGCATTAGCAAACATTTGACGCATATTTGTAACTCTTGCTGTATTCCAATTCCCACCATTAAGATTTTGATTAAAATTAGTAGTATTGGCAAACATACCAAGCATATTTGTAACACTTGAGGTATTCCAGTTACCAATGGGTTGGTTAAAAGCAAAAGCACTATTAAACATACTTTCCATATTTTGAACACTTGATGTATTCCAGTTACCTATCGGTTGATTAAACACTCTAGCACCCATAAACATTTGAAACATACTTATAACATTTGTTACATTCCACGATATTCCTCTTAAATCTGCGTTAATTGGACGATTAAATACAAGAGTATTGGCAAACATACCAGTCATATCAGTAACACTGCGCGTATCCCATGAACCTATCGGTTGGTTGAATGCTCTAGCAGAGGCAAACATACTATTCATACTCTGAACACTGCGCGTATTCCAGTTACCTATAGGTTGGTTAAAAGAATTAGTAAATAGGAACATAGCATCCATTCTCGTAACATTTGATACATTCCAGTTCCCAATAGGTTGATTAAAAGCAGTAGCTTGAGAAAACATTGAAGTCATATTTTGAACAGCAATTGTATTCCAGTTACCTATAGGTTGGTTGAATGCAGTAACTTGAGAAAACATTGAAGTCATATTTTGAACAGCAATTGTATTCCACCCACCAATAGGTTGGTTAAACCTAGTAGCACGAATAAACATAGCATCCATTCTCGTAACATTTGATACATTCCAGTTCCCAATAGGTTGATTAAAAGCATGTGCGTCCTGAAACATACCTAACATATTTTGAACATTTGATGTATTCCAGTTACCTATAGGTTGATTAAAATTTCTATCAAACTGAAACATTTGAGCCATATTCATAACGGCGCTTGTATCCCAGTTACCTATATTTTGATCGAAAACAAAAGCAGTAGTAAACATACTAACCATATTCGTAACCCGTGATGTATCCCAAGAACCAATGGGCTGGTTGAATGTAATGGCATTAAAAAACATACTTTGCATATCCGTCATAAGTGTCGTAACAATATTATTAAACGGAACAACTTGTCCTTGGTGTATAAAAGGTGCAGTGGTTCCATTTGCATAATTGGTAATTGCTTGTCGCATGTCTTGTCGAACAACCGCAAACCATTCCAGACCGGTTCCTCTTGGATTTGCTTGAAGGAATAGAGGCGATGCAGCAGGAACATTTGCTTCGTTACCCGTGTACCTGATTGTTACTCCATTTTCTAAAAGAGTTAAAAACCAACTTGGCTGATTTATTGGAGCAAGAGCAAGAGGAGAAAAAACGCTAAAATTAACAGGAGGTCTTGCGCCAACAGACGCCGGAGGTCTTCCGTTAACTATTGATACATCCCAAGCCCATAAAGGTTGATTAAACGCATTAGCACTATTGAACATATTATCCATATTCGTAACCCGCGATGTATCCCATGAATTGATGGGGTTATTAAAAAGTGGACGACTAGCAAACAAAGTAGCCATATTTGTCATAAGCGTTGTAACGATATTATTAAACGGAACAGATGTTGTTTGACCAGGTGGAGTAAAAGGTACTGAAGTTACATTTGGAGAAATTGCATAATTAATTATTGCTTGTCGCATACTATCGTTTACAACAGCAAACCATTCCAAACCAGTTCCTCTTGGGTTTGCTTGACGGAATAGAGGAGTTGAAGTAACATCCGTTGGTGCACCTATGTACCGGATTGTTACTCTATTCGGTAAAAGACGTAGGAACCAACTTGGATGGTTTGCAAGAACAAGAGACGAACTTGTGTTAAAGTCAGTCGGAGGTCTCGTTGTAACATTTGATACATTCCATGTCCTTAGAGGTTGGTTAAATGAAGTAGCGTTTTGAAACATACCATCCATATTCGTAACTCGCGATGTATCCCACAAACCAATGGGTTGTCTAAAATCTCTAGTAAAACTAAACATACCACCCATAGTTGTAACTCTACTCGTATCCCACAAACCAATAGGTTGATTAAATTCAGTGGCGTTCCTAAACATATTACGCATATTTGTAACCCTACTCATATTCCAGTTACCAATGGGTTGGTTAAACCTAGTAGCACGATTAAACATACCTTCCATACTTGTAACACTTGATGTATCCCAGTTACCAATAGGTTGATTAAAATTAGTAGCACCAGTAAACATAATATTCATATCTGTAACTGCTGATGTATTCCAGTTACCTATGGGATGGTTAAACTCAGAAGCATTACTAAACATACTAAGCATATTTCTAACATTACTTGTATCCCAATTATTGATGGGTCGATTAAACAAACTAGAATTAGCAAACATTTGAAACATACTAGTAACCCTACTTGTATCAAAAGAATCAATTGGTTGATTGAAGAATGACGCATTTGTAAACATAGAATTCATATCCGTCATAAGTGTTGTAACAATATTATTGAATGGAACAGGTGTTGCTTGACTTGGTGGAATGAAAATGTGAATATTTATATTATGTGCATAATTGAAAATTGCTTGTCGCATGTCTTGTCGAACGACAGCAAACCATTCAAGCCCAGTTCCTCTTGGATTTGCTTGACGGAATAGAGGCGATGCAGCAGGAACATCTGCTTCGTTACCCGTGTACCGGATTGTTACTGCATTTGGTAAACGAGTTAAAAACCAACTTGGTTGATTTGCTGGATTAGTAGCAAGAGGAGAATTAACGCTAAAATTAACAGGAGGTCTGACATTAACATTTGATACATTCCAAGTCCATAGAGGTTGATTATACAAAGCAGCATTTAGAAACATACCATCCATATTTGTAACATTTGACGTATCCCATGTATTAATTGGTTGATTAAAAGTAAAAGCATTAAAAAACAAAGTAACCATATTTGTCATAAATGTTGTAACAATATTATTAAACGGAATCTCTCGTCCGTCACGAGTGAAAATATGCACATTTCTCCTATTTGCATAATCAGTTATTGCTTGTCGCATGCTATCGTTTACAACTGCAAACGTTTCAACACCCGTTCCTCTTGGGTTTTCCTGAAGGAATAGAGGTGTGCCATTAGGAATATTTGTTGCATCACCTGTATATTGGATTGTTACTCCATTTGCTGCACGAATTAAAAACCAACTTGGTTGGTTTGCGGGAGTAAGAGCAAGAGGCGACCTAGTACTAAAAATAGTCGGAGGTCTGGGTGTAACAAGCGATACATCCCACGTATTAATTGGTTGATTAAAAGCAGCAGCACCATCAAACATACCTATCATACTCGTAACTCGCGATGTATTCCATCCACCTATAGGTTGGGTAAAAGCACCAGTAAGTTGAAACATATTATTCATATCTGTAACACTACTTGTATTCCAGTTACCTATAGCTCTATTGAAAGCACTATTATGTTGAAACATAGAACTCATATTCGTAACTCTACTTATATTCCAGTTACCTATATCTTGATTAAACCGACTAAGTCGAAACATTCTAGTCATATTTGTAACTCTACTTGTATTCCAGTTACCTATAAGTTGATTAAATATAGTAGCATCATCAAACATAAAACTCATATCCGTAACCCTACTTGTATCCCAAGAAGAAATATCTGCATTGAATGCAGCACAGGATAAAAACAAACTACTCATATCTGTCATAAGTGTTGTAACAATATTATTGAATGGAACTCCACGAAAAGTAGTGGTATCTGTACCTCTAGCATAGTTTGTAATTGCTGCACGCGACCTATCATCAACAACTGCAAACGCTTCCATTGCTCCTCCTCTTGGGTTAGCTGTAACGAAATGTGGGCTTTCCGCAATGGATGCATCTTGAAATACAATTGTTTGACCTTGTAGAACTAATGGTGAAAAAGGGACGCGAGAAATACTGTTCAGGGTAACCGATGAAGTAATATTAAGATTAAAAAAGTTGCTATTTGATGTAGTTCGTGCTATAATAGAAAATTGTCCAAACCCGGATATAGTAACATTTCTTCCATTAATAGTACCAGCTGCTAGTGGTTCTGTAACATATACTATGTTTTCTGGTGCTGGTGTAACTTGAGGAGGAACAATAGTAAGCGTGTCCCCGAAAAACACAGTGGTAGATGATAATCCCGGAAAAGGGTCCCACGAGGCGGGGGATACCGGATTAGCACGAGCAACTGTTACTATTGGTGAATCAGGAGAGACAAGAGCATTATCAAATGAAACGAAATTGGTCGCCGTTGTTGCGCGAATGCGAAAAGTCCCCACGTTAAGTATCTCAATTGTGGTTCCTCTAATTCCTGATACTCTAGCAACATCTGTACGACTTTGTTCTACTATTGAGTAATTAATAGTTACACCATTTAGTGCAGGATCAGGAGTACCGACAAATCTTGCTTCACGAAGAACATATGTTTGACCAAATGTAACGTTGGTTATAAAGGAAGATAAAAGAGTGTTGGGAAATTCAATAACAGGTCGCCTGAGAGTAGTACTATTAAAATTACTACCTACAGGCGAATAAATAGATACTGACTCATATCTACGGGTTTCTGTAGTAGTAGCCCTAATTCTAAATGTTCCTGCACTATTTATTCTAACATTTAGAGGTGTAGGTTGACTTATTGTAACAATTCTTGCAGCGTCTCTTCTATAGTAACTATAAAAAGGAGGAATTTCATTTAGAGTAGGTGCAATAGGAAATGTAAATACTGGAGGAGTAATGCTGGCAACATCGCCAACAAACAAAGCATTAGGAATTGCGTTCCAAGATGTGGGCAACGTGGGTCTACCTCTATTTACCGTTATTGATGGTGTAAACCTTTGAACAATTGTTCCAAGCACACCTACCCCAATACCGGTTATAGTGGTGTTGGCATTAATTAGAAAATTACCAAACTCATGTAATGTAATATTTGTTCCACTTAATGTGGCAACAGTTGTGTTTGAACTTATATGCTGAATAGAAATACTATTTCGAAAATCCGAGAGAGGTCCGGGATATTCAATTGTTGCTTGTCGAAATGTAGGTTGTTGACCAAATGTAAGAGTATTATTGATAATATCGATGATGGCAGGTGCGGTAATAACAGGAATATTGTAACGAGTGCTTGTACCGATATTTACAGGCAATTCAGCCCTACTTAAGTTTCCTGCAGCGAGTGTATAAGCTATAATTTGTATCTGGTTGGTACTAGGATAAAGTATTGTAATAGTTGTTCCCGATATGCTAGCAATACTTACATTGTTAGTTCTATACCTAATTGTGGGCATTGTATCACTAACCCCGCTGGGTAGTGTCACTGTTGCAGGGGAAAAAGTATAAGTTCTGCCTACTATAAGTGGATTTTGACGAGGAGTTATATTAGGTGTAAAACTTATAATAGGTATAGCCGGATTAACATTAAAACTTAAGGCTGTATGTGCTATATTAAATGCATTTGGTATAGTATTTGTTTGAGCTATAATGTAAAAAGAACCAACATGTGATGTTTGAAATCTTGGATTATTGTTTTCGACTGCTAGAGTTTGGACGGCTCTTGGGGCGGCTCCATCAGGACTTCTAGTGCTACTAACAGAATACGATATTCTAAGAGCCGGCGTTAAAGAATTACGAATTTCAACACTAGGGTAATAGGGATTTGCTTGATGGGCTTGAGAAAGTGTATATATTTCACCAACGGTAATTTGTACTGGAGCAGGGGGTATTTGTATTGGAGGAGTAGGAAACCTTATTCGAGGTGTATTTAATGTAGTAACAGTCACACGTGACGAAGTAAAAGAAGGAACCCCATTATAGTTTGCACTTTGCGCTGTTGTAGCTCTTATATAAAATGCCCATTTTCTATTTATTCTAACACTGAATACTGTAACACCATTTACAATTACGGGACCCGATAGAATCGTGGCTACTGGTGTAGTTGTATCTGATGCCGGATATGGTATAACTGTAAATGAACTAACTGTAAAAGGAAGAATTTCTGTTGGAACAGGGTTGGGTGTTTTAAACTGTGGAGGAGTGAAATTAACTATTGTTCCAGTAACTAATGTTCCAGTAACTATTGTTCCAGTATCTAATTGTCTTGTAAAAACCGGAGTCCATGGTTGGAATGTAGGTGTACCTCGTTGAACTGTAACTCGCATACTCATTGAAACATTTACATATGCTGACGTTAGATTTGTTGTAGCAGTAAGCGTAAAACTACCTACACTTAATATTGTAATGACCGGAATTCGATTTGTTGTTTCTACCCTAGCAATATTAGAATCAGAAGAGGGTATTGAATAACTAATTGTAATACCAGCTGCATCCACTCGCGTTTGGTTAGGGTATGCAAATACTGCTGGCGTGGGAGTATAAATATTAATATTCCGATTGGGATTTATGGTCGTATTGGGGTTTATAGTGCCAAAAGTAAATGTATCGGTATAACCAATAATGTTACCTGAAGCATCCCGTGTAACGCCGACGCCTACACCAGGGAATTCTAATATAGGAGTATTTAACCGGACACCATATACACCATTAGACGGATTAGAATTACTGTTAAAAATATCTGTTGCTACTGTTGTTGCCCTTATTTCAAACCTGCCGGTTCTCTCTACTCTTATTCGTAAAGGATTTAATAATATAGTAACAGCACCAAAAGGAACAGATGTGTACTCCACTGTTAATACCTGACTAAGAATACCCGATGGTATCGTAACTACAGCAGGTGTAAAATTATATTCTCCATTCACGACTAAATCCATATTTCTAAAAAGAACGCCAGTTGGGGACGCTAGATTATTATCATTTGGAAATGCTATTCCTGGCGTAGCTCTAGTAACATTGATTACTGGCGAAAACACTTCCCTGGGTATAAATATAGATTGTCCTCCATTTGGTGGCGCTTCAACAGTTTGAGCACGAATTCTAAACCTACCTGTTCTAATTAACGTAATTGTTGTTTCATTTATTGTAGCAACGTCTAATGTTACGATATTATTTGATGCATCTACAATCGCGTATTGAATAGAAAGACCAAACCTAGTAACATCAGAGGGCGAAGGATGATAAAACGTTGATAAAATGGTATAAGTACGTCCAAGTGTAATTTCATTACTGGGAAACCCCACGATAGAAGGTACTGTTATACCAGGCGTATTCGCCCGAGTGACACGCACACTAGTATATGTAGCGGTCCCGGGCAAAAAGTTGGTTGTTTCCCCCGTAGAAGCTACAATGACAATAGGACCATCATTTATTATCCTAATAGTTCTTGTTGTATTGTCTAATTCAATATTTCCATTCCCAGAAGTATATGTAATCGTGAGTTCAACGAGTGGGACAGTAGAAGGTCCTGTAATAGTTGCGGGTTGAAAAGTATATTGGTTATTTACAAAAAACGCTTGAATATCTCCAAGCGTTGGATTAGAAATATCTCTAAACGTTGGAGTAAAACTTATAGTAGGTGTAGCTCGATGAACAGTAACGACTCCACTAGGCGAGCTAGTTGATGTAGTTACAAATGCGTTTGTATTATTTGTTTCTGCCTGAATTCTAAAAGTACCTGTACTATTTATGGTAACAGTAGTTCCATTTATACTAGCAATATTTGACGGTAGTGTATTATCGGATGCATCTACAGTTGTATATGTAACACGAAGACCAAATCTTGTTACATCATCAGATGAAGGATGCTGAAAAAATGCTTCGCGAAGCGTATAAGGCTCACCGTATGTAATTGCGTTAATAAAATCGGTTGTTGGTTGAGGGAGGTCATCGGGTGATCTATTCTCGCCAGGAAAAAATATAACAGGTGTATTTTGTAAAATAGTTACTTCCTGTAACAAAGGAATATCAGTCTGGTTGTAGTTGGTAGATTCCTCAACTATAGCTGTTATAGTAAATACTCCTACTTTATGTATTCTAGCAGTAAATATGGCAACACCATTTTCATCGGTACGCTGTCCTTCGATAGTAACTATCCCTTCATCTGATGACCTAAATGATTGATACGTAAAAGGAAGAATTTCTGATGGAATAGGAGAGGGTGTTATAAACACTGGAGCACGGAAATCAACAGTCGTTCCAGTAAGTATTTCTCGCCCATTCAATATATTCCATGGTTGGAATGTGGGAGTAGCTCTTTGAACATTAAACCTTCTAAGAATTGGTTGACTTCTGTTAAGTTGAACTGTCGGTTCTGTATAACCACTAAGTGTAAATATGCCCGGGTTTGTTTGAGCAATAAGTGTAAATACGCCTGCTCTAAGTATTGTAATCACGGGAATATCTCTAGTAACTGCTGTTACCAGAACTTCATCATCAACTGTACTACGTATCATGTTTACCCTAGCAATACTTTCATCGTTTATTCTATAGTTAATTGTAAGGTCTGTAGGTCTATTATCAATAGAAGGGTATCGAAAATCAGCCGGTCGTTCAACCCTATAAACATTACTAACCCCAAAATCTGTAAAACCATAAGTCAGATTCGTAACAGGAAATTCTCTATTTTCATCTTCACTAGGGAAAAATAATACTGGTGTGTTTATTTCAGCAGCAGATACATAATAAGAGTAGGTAGCAACGCTTCTATTAAAATTTCCACTTGGTGGTTCTATTGTTTGGGCGCTTATTCTAAACCGTTCAGCTCTATTCACTCGTATCGGTATAGTATTTGATGATACATCTAGTGGAAATATTGTGACTACTCCTGGAGGATCGCTTCTATATTCGATTTCTATTACTTCACGAGTAACAGAACTAGGTATTGTAACTACTGCCGGTGTAAAATTATATCTTCTACCTGTAAATAACTCCTGATTTAGGAAAAGATTATTACTATCGAACGATACTGTAGGTGTAGCTTTTTTAACGGTAACACGTGGTGAATATATTCTATTACTAGTGTTTGTAAAACCTTGTACTGTTGCAACAGCTCGAACTATAAAAGAACCCACGTGATTTATTGTGACACTAGTACCTGATATTGTAGCAACAGGAACATATAAAGGTGGTATAGGTTCAATTGAAGGTGCAATTGAATAGGCAATAGAACTGCCTGCAGGAATTCTTGACACTTGCGTGGGCGTGGCAAATTCTATTGGACTGTCTCCTACGAGTAAAGGTCCTCCCGAAGTTGAATCTACGAATCCTACAATAACAATAAAAACACCACCTGTTTCTATCCTTTTACTGTCTACAATAAAGTTAAGAGTATCAGTAATAATATTAGAATCCGTATTCAAAGAACTTACTATATTTACCGTTAAATTAGCACCAATAACAATAGCATTATACTGTACTAGATTTATATTATCTTCTGAATTATTTAATATTATACGTTTTTCATTTTCTAATACCCTTAACAATGCTGTTCCTGGAATATTTGTAACTGGATTAGGATATGTAAAATTAGCTTGTGTAAGAACATAGTTTTCTCCGTATGTAATTTCGGTAATAAAATTTTCTTCTTTAGTTGGAAAAAGAATATATGGTCTGTTTGGGTTTATAGCGTGTTTTTCAGACATGGCTCTGCCTACATTATAATTTATACTATATGGGGTTGTGGATGCTATTATAGTGAATGGTCCTTCTGCTATTATAGTAACAAGGACCATTGTGTCTGATATACTAGAAATCACTGCAATTGATTCTTCTAAAATTTGATACCGAATAGAAAGAAGTTCGGGTGGAAATGTTTCTTCGTTAGAAACAGGGCTTGTAAACACTGGAGGAGTTATTTGAAATGTTTGACCTACCATCAAAAGCTTAGAATTCGCAAATGCATCCCAGTTTTCTTGAAATTGGGGTGTGTGTCTTTTAACATAAATATATCTGTATATTAAATTACTAGCAGAAAAAAAGGAATTGGCAACTGTTATTGCATTAAGTCTAAATTTTCCTACGCGTTCTATTGTAATGGTTCTGCTGTCTATTGATGCAACGCGAGTTTCTCCTTGTTCTTGTACTACTTCGTATTTTACGTTAATATCATCAGTTCGAAAAGGAGGGTTAGGTGGGTTGCTAAATATAACTTCATTTATAGTAAATGGAGGGTCGGTCCTGTATGTAAATGGACCAACATTTTGGCTTGGATCAAATTGTATTATTGGCATACCTAATTTTGTTGAAAACTCTTCGGGTGACTCTGCATAACCCATATTATATCTGTCTGATGGTCGCGTTTCTGCTCTAATTCTAAATGAACCTACACTTACTACTCTAAGCGATGGGCTTTGGGATGCTGTAGGTTGACTAGTCACAATAGTAACAATATTGGGATTTAAACTTATATACGTAATCGGAAGAATTTCGAGGGGGATATTAACCGGACTATCAATATTTGCTTTGGTAAAGGGGGATGTTCCTCCTACTTGCAGAGGATATGGAAATAATTTGTTAAAGTGTAGAATGGGTGTAGCTTTATTAACGGTTATCAAACGCGAATCCCTTGCAGAGTTGCGAATCGTGGACTCCGGATTTATTTGATTTGTCTCTGCGCGAATTCTAAAAGTACCCGCTTTTTGTAATATAATAGTAGGTATAAGAGTAGTTCCTGAAATTCTAGCTACATCAGATGCATAACCTGTAGCTGAAACAATTGAGTATGTAATAAAAAAATCACGTGGGTCAGATATATACTGGATAATATTTATAATGGTTGCGGAAGTTACTGTAGAATTACTAATATTACTAATGTTAATAATATATTTATTTATTCTATCAATTACATCGTATTCTATTTTTTTACCTGTTACATCAAAACTAATAGGGATGTTACCACCATTGTTAATTACATCTGCTGTCACTCTTCTACCAATGATAAAAAAGTTGTACTGTTCTTCACTTACTACTATTCTTGACCCCGATAACGACGCAGATCCTTCAAAATTATAAACATCTCTTGGAAAAATAAATCGTGCATCTCCGAGAGAACGCTCTTCTTCACTATATGTAATGCTAGTTTGAAGACTACGTGAAAAAGCAACTAAAGCCCTATTTTGTATAGACGCTATTTCTTCTTCGGATGTAATCTCTACTTGATTATAATTTCGGCTTTCAGATGTTCTAGCTGTAATTGTAAAAAGTCCTTCCCTCTCTATTGTAATAGTGGTTGGTGAATCATCTGATATTTTAATGGTAGTATTTGAAGGTGTGTAAGATGTAATGAAAATAGAGTCAGAAGGAAAGGATGGACCTGGATAAGGAAAAGTAAATGCGGGAGGACTGAAATTATAGGTTCTTCCTACAAATAAAAGGGTATCAATATCCTCAAATAAGTACCATGGTTCTGAAAAAGTAGGCGTAGCTTTACGAACCGTAATTAGAGGCGAGTCGACATAAGTACTATTATACGCATCTGTTTTATTTGTTCTTGCGCGAATTCTAAAAGAACCAGCATTATGCAATGTAACAGTAGAAGAATCTATACTAGCAATATCAGTGAATGTGGTTGTTCCTACTACTGTTGGCAAAATTTCATATGTAATTTCTACATCAGGAGGTGAATAAAGAGGATAAACAAAAATTGCTTGTATGATATCAAATGTTAATCCGGCTCTATATGTGACGTCTGTAACAAAATTTTCTGGAAATGCAATAACTGTATCATTCATACTAGTAGAATACTGATTTTTTGATTGAATCGAAACACTTTTATAGTTTCGTGTTTCATTTGTTCTAGCTACAATTTTAAAACTTCCGTACGAGTTAACTTGTATTTTGCTACCATCTTCTATGAAACTAATAATATTAGAACTTACACCATTACTTATAATTTCATATGTAATAATAAGATCGCTGGGCAATATTGAAGGATAATATAGTACTGCAGGAGTAAAATCAATATTTTTTCCAATAAATAAAGGATAAGGAAATATTTCCCATGGTTCAATAAATTCGGGAGTAGCCTTAGCAACCGTCAAAAGTGGTGATATTGTGATTGAACTTCCAAACTTACTGAATTCGTCAAATCCTCTTGCTTGTCGTGCTTGCAATTTAAAAGTACCAGAATTATACAATTGTACTCTGTATGTATTATATGAGCCTTGAAGTTCATTTAATGTAGCAACGTCTGTTAATGTAGTAGTAACGTCTGTTAATGTAGCAACGTCTGTTAATGTAGCAGCGTCTATTAATTTAGCAACGTCTGTGTTTGATGCGTTAACAATACTTAAAATAATAGGCGTGTTTGTATGGTCACTACTAACTTTAATTGTTAAAATAGATTTTTCACTGTATCCACTGTATCTATGAGGATATACGTAATTTTCGCCATTTATTTCTGTAGTTATAGGTTCTATACTTATTACTATATTAGAATCCAATAAAGTAGTTCCTAAAACGGCTTTGCTTTCAATACTTGTACCGTTACCATTTGTCGAAGTCGAACTCACTAAATAAAGTGTATTTGCACTTAAATCATCAATAGTGCCTGTAATTGGGACCCCACTTGTAAGTACCCTTCTTGTTATTATTTGCGATGCGATGGTATATCGAATATTGTGTTCACTATTAGTATATACGGTGTTGCTATCCACACCACTATTTTTATTACGCACAACCATAGTTTCTGTATTGTCGATGTTATAAAACTCTATTTCGTTATAGTTATCTAAAAAGTTTTCGACACCTTCGCTACTATTAAAAAAATCGCTCGAATCGTCTACATTTCTCAACGTACCTTCGATAGGTCCTATAATATTTATCGCAAAATATGTTACATTATAATATACAACATTACAAATAGAATTTCCGAAGTCTTGCCATGTAAGTGTAATATTATATGCATCTCTGTCAACAATGCTTATTATTGGCGGTGTAGGTATTGTTCCGCGGCAACTATCAACGACCGGTTTAGTTTTTACATAATAGTTACTCGAAATATTCGTTCCCTGAAATCTTCCCAGATTCGCTTCCTCGGCACCCCTTGCGCTATAAAATGAACTGCCATTCATCATCGTTGTATCAGATACTAGTTTTCTAAGACGCGTCGCCCCTGATACAGCACCCTGTTTTGCAAAGGCGACGTTGCTTGGCTTGTAAATTGTTTCGGATAAGCAAGGCTTATTAAATAAGCGCGTCGGTTGGTAGTTAACAGGCGCAACAACTTGGGGTCCATTTCGCGTATCGGTTGGCCAGAGTGGAATCCCTTGTGCGTCAAAATATACACACCCCGGTTCTTTATTTGTCGATATATTTTGCTCATATGTTTGGCATCTTGTTTCTAGTTTGTCGTTACTATATGAAAAAAATGCCTGGCTTTGAAAAGCAATTCCGCTGCGAATTAGATTTCCCTGTGGCGAGCAATTAATACAGTTTGTATTATATATACCTGTCATTATCTTATAAGCCGACTGGTTTGTAGGGTCATTTATTTGTGCGGTAGTCGCATTATAAGGCACAACGGTAAATCCATTATTCTGTACTTTAACGTCGAGAACACCCTTTGAATAGTCGTCATCCTTTGTTTCATAGCCGAATTTATTATTTGAAATAATATACGAGTTTCCTCCTTCTTCGGAAACACAAGTGCAGTCGGGTGTAAAATGGTATACGGTAGTACCTGGGCGGTCGAGTTCTGAAATAGTTGCTGTTCTTGAATTGTTGGCGGGACCGTTGTAGTTATATACTTGCAACTGTTTGCGCCAATGTTTTAAAGGTCGGGCTTTAAAATCGGGACCATTATAATCTTTGTCGTTTATATTTGCGTTTTGCCCGTTGGCATTGGGACGATTCCACCCCGGAATAATACTCATTCCTGTTGTGAGCTTTGTGGGATAGTGGGGCACCTTTGTTGTAATAAGCGTGTTTGAATGTCTAAAATTGAGAGGTGCGTTTGAATGGTTCGCATCATCATTCTCCGGCGGTGTAGCCATATATATGTCTATATATATGTATGTATATATATGTATATATGTATTATATATAAATATATATTTCACTAATTGTATTTTTGGTGGCGGCGGTAGTGTAAAAATATATTTTTGTTTAATATTTTTATTTTAAGGTTCGTCTTAGTTAAAGTATGTAAAAAGTCGTTGAGTCATTTTAATTAAAGTACACATATTTGTTGTATTAAAACTATATACCGTATTTCCATCAATACCCGTTGTCATAAGTGTTAATAATTGTGTTATATCGCTTTCCATATCAGGTATTTTTTCTTTAAAAAACATCAAACTTCTAACTAAATCATATAAAGCCAGCTCACCATATGTTACTTCATCGGGCTTGATACTAGTTATATTGTATCTTGATTTATATATTATATCAATTTTTTCTTGCGTTATCGAATATGATATAGTTAAGACACACGCGGTATCTAAGTAACCAAAAAATTTTTTTAATGTTTTTAGAAAACTATCAGGACCAGGTGTAAATTTTAAATATATCCCAGGTCTACCTATATTAGGACTACAAAATATAGTCGCTCCTTCTACTATTTTTTTAAATATATATGATAGAAAAAACATAAGTCTCTCTTGTGGCACGATATTAGTGTGACTATCTTTTTGTACCTCTTTAAAAAATGTTTCATAATACTTTATTTTAAACTCTGCAGAACTTATAACTTTATTTATATCAGAAATATCAATACCGCATGTATAAAAAGTATGTAAAGCGCATAATGCTTCTGGGAATTTACCATCTTTTATATTATCAAAAAAATCTCTTATAAATTTTTGTTCTTCTATTTCTATTTGTTCATCTATTTCTATTTGTTCATCTATTTTTTTTATTTCTTCCTTTTTTTCTATTTTGTCAAGTATAGTTTCTTTTTGGGGTTTAAATGATGTTCCAATTATAGGGGGTTTACTAACAACACTACCACTAGGTCTAACACTACCACTAGTTCTACTAACAAGAACACCTCTATGCCTAACACCACCTTTTAACACTCTTCTCCCACTTCTCCCTCTTCTCCTAGTTCTCTTACTTTTCCTATTTCTCCTAGTTTTCTTATTCCTATTTTTATATTTATATTTTTTTGTTAAACGTCGAGTATTCATATTATATACTATATACTATACAGATATAAAATGAGTGTATTGTTTTAGTGTTATTACAACATCCTGAAATTAATAATAGGTAAGCCGCGTAGTATAATGTTTTTCTAAATCAGAAGACATTGTCGGGAAGCAAACCGTGCGATTTTGTCTATAAATAGCCCCTAAATTCTTCTGCGTGCATATCGGCGGTTGATACTTACTCTTGAGAAAATACGGCGTATCAGATATACCGCGATAAGCACACGCACTCGCACCTTCGGCACCAAACGCGGTTTTTAAGGACGCGGCATTTTTATTAACAGTCGTTAGTTTCAAGCGGTCAAGACGCGTACTGCTATCAACAGCGCCTTGACAAGAATACTGACGGTTATTCGGTTTAAATATCGTGGTGCCCGCTCTGCGACCGTTACATGTTTGCGTGCTTTGAGGGTTGTATTCTTCGGTCGTTGCGTATACTTGGGGACCGGTGGGCGAATCGGACGGCCACTTAAGTTCTCCATCTGCGGCATAGTAGTTATCGTTTTGTCCCTGAATAGGCACAGTCAGCTGTTTTTGCTCATACGTATTTGTGCGAGACTTCATATACGCTTCATGTGTCGTATAATATGCTTTGCTTAAAAGAGTAGTAGAAGGTTTTATTACTCTTGCTTCAGGGGTACACGAAATACATTTTGTATTGTATAAACCGGTTAAAATCTGATAATTTACGTCGGTTCCGGCGAGCAATAAAGGGTTACCGATTTGCACATACCCGTTATTCTGAACTTTCACGCCATTGGCGAGCGAAGCAGGAGTCAAACTATTCTCTCCTTGTTTTGTAAATTTCTCGGAAATGGTATACGCGTTTCCGCCGTTCGTCAAGTCGGCACATGAACAGTTAGCACTATTTGCGCGGTATGTTTCACCGCCAGGTGTTGTAGCCAATCGTATGGTAGCAACGCGACTACCGGAACTCGTTAAACCTCCGAAAGTAGAGGGTCGCAATTGACGGCGCCAGTGTTTTATGGGACGAGCCTTAAAGTTGGGTCCATTCGATTTGTGTAACTCGGCAACATTTGGGTCCATACCATTAGCTAAAGGACGGTTCAATCCGGAAATAATACTAATTGATGCTCCGTCTTTGGTAGAAGAATGAGGAACTTTCGTAGTAATTAATGAATTTGATGCCCTAAAATTAAGTGGAAGGTTTGATTTAGGATGAGTATTTGTCATTTATAATAGAATATAATATTATAATTATAAAAATAAAATTATAAAAATAAAAATAAAAACTGTATTATTATAATTATAAAAATAAAAATAAAAACTGTATTATTATTATAGATAATTAACACTACCAAATGAAAAATATACCTATAATAATATTTATAATACTTTTTAGTTTCATATTATTACACTCGATTTATGTGAGAGCTACATGCAATCGATTGATTGAAGGACTGGAGTCGGGTAGTGCGGATATGACTATGAATGAAAGATTCAAAAAGTTAGAAGATAGAGTAAATAAGATGCAAGATGAAATAGTAAAAGCTGAAAAGGCGAATCAAGAAAATGCGGAAACTTTGAAAAGTTTAAAGAATAAGAAATAAGAAATAAGAAATAAGAAATAAGAAATAAGAAATAAAATAAAGTAAAATCAAATATAATACAAATATAATACAAATGAATCTACTACGTATGAATCCGATGAAATTTGATTTTAAATATAAAAATGAAATATTACTTTTTTTTATAGTAGTTTTTGGGTTGACTATATTATACCACGGTTTAGGAAAACTGTGCAATAAAAAATCAATTATAGAAGGAGTTACAACAAAAAAAGAGGAAGCTAAGGGTAATGCAGGCAAGGGAAATAAGCAAGATAGTGTTGAAATAAAACAGATGAAACAAAAATTAAAAATTTTGGATAATACGATTACAACTAAGGTCGAACCTAGTTTAAATAAATTTTTAGAAAAAGTAACAAGTGTAAGCAATGAAATTAACCAGGGAATAAAAGATGAAACGAATTCAAAACTAAATACGTTTTCCGAGAACAACCAAAAAGCTACTGCCGTTTCCAAACAAGATAAAGTGCCTCCTTTTTCTGCATCGGAAATAAATAATGCAATTTAATATATTTACCGATATTTACTGATATAATAAAAAATTATATATGTAAATAATTATATACATTAATAATAGATATAGTCATTAGCAAAAAAATAAAGATATGTCCGAAGAAGTAGACAATAATTATAATTATTCTAAATTTATAAAAACACCCAAACAGATGAGTATAGAAGTTGGAGATAGTTTAAGTAATGTAGCAAATGGTGTGGCGGGTATTTTTAGTTATGTGAAATTATTAGTAGAAGGTAGATCCAAAGCCTCAACAACCGGTAAGCCTTTGGGGAATAAATATTTTTTAGGGACATCGGAAAGTTGTATAAATGAAAATACAAAAAAAAAGGAAAAAAGGAGTTTATATTTTGACAATGTCCCTACGGGTAATCTTGGAATTTTAAAAGATACAGGACAAGAGTTTTCAGAATTTCGCGGTCTCGTTCCCGGAGCAATAGAAGATGTGATGGCAATAGGCAAGATTGACTTTTTTTCCGTTTTTACCGAAACAGGAATACCCAAATGTTTGCCTGTTAAGCTTAAAACAATAGATATAAATAATAGAGAAGGAAATGATACACAGTTTGTCACGGTGAGCGACATTAAAGAAATATCGCCTTGTAATTTTATTACTAAAACAAATCCCGTTACAGGAGCCGTGTGTACTCGACAAGGATTTACTCTGCAAAGTGACACTACAAACCAGGATAAAAACAATGCCGAATTATATAAAAACTACTATAACTTAGATGATGATGATGATGACGCGGATGGTAAAAATATGAAACTGATGATGCCTGATGACGTATTCTTGAAAGTATTATTTTATTCTTTAGGTGGACTGTCTGTATATGTTGCTTTAAAATTATTAGCAAATATGTACAAAAAACGTGACTAATATGATGCTGTTTGAAATATTAGTAATATAGCATTTACATTTATTATTATTCGTTAATAAATGTAAACGTAAGATGGGGATTATATTTTGACTTACTTGCGGTGGTGGTGGGGGCTGCGACGACAGTGTCTAGTTTTTCTACCACCGACCTGTTCAAGAGGAAGAGGCTGAACAGCAGCAGCAGCAGGAGGAGGAGGAGGAGGAGGAGGATTAGAATTATCATTCTTATCAAATAAACCACTAAACCATGATTTTTTACCAGTTTCACTAGCAGTAGCAGCAGCAGCTGCAGTTGCATCAACAGCAGGAGGAGCAGGAGCAGGAGCAGTAGCAGTTTTTGGACCAAAAAACGAACTTAACCAACTAAACATCCCTCCCGATTGTTTTCTAGTTCCTCTTCTTGCTCTACGTCTGCTTCTACGAGCAACTCTAGATTTATATCTTGTCATAATAGTAGTGAATAATTATATATTAAATGAATATATTAATATATAGTTAATTTCAGAAATAAAATAAAAATAATATTACCGATTTACCGATTTACCGATTATTTACTTGCGGTGACGTCTGCGCATGGTTTTGCGGCGAGAGCTGCGATGACGTCTTCTGCGTCCACCCTGTTGCTGCTGCTGCTGCTGTTGTTGCTGCTGCTGCTGCTGAGTCTGAGATGCGCGACGACCGCGACGACGAGTGCTCTTTTTACCAGTTCTGCGTCTACGACGACCTCCTTGCTGTTGCTGCGTTTGCTGCTGCTGCTGCTGTTGCTCCTGCTGCTGCGTTTGTTCTTGTGATGGCATTTTATATATTACACAAAGAAATAAATTATTTCTAAATGAATAATTATAATTAAAATTGTTACTAAATAGTTATAGTTAACGGTATATAATAATAAATAGTTACAATTTATTATTATTACTAAAGTTTATCATTATAAATATGTAATTTAAAAATTAAACATTAAACATTAAACATTAAAAATTAAACATTAAATCTTTTGTACAACTCATAGGCAGCTAAACCTCCTAAAACTTGTGCTAAAATATATCCGATTAGTTCTTCTTTTGGTTGTTTGCCAGCTACAACCATCATTACAGTAACCGCGGGGTTAAAATCGCCTCCTGAGATTTTTCCGCCTAAATAAATAACTAACGCAAGAGCAGCGCCGATGGCGAAAGCATTTCCTGTTGCAATAATTACATATAAAAAGAACATTGTTCCTAAAAATTCTACTAAATACTTGTTCATCATGATGATATTTAAATACTTTATATATTTTTAATATAAAAAAATATATAAAAATATAAATGTAAAAATGGAATGTCGGTATATCATAAATATTCCGACGAATTTGCTAAACATTACAAACATTACGAATAAATTTGTCTGTTTCCGAAAGATGACAAAATAGACGAACCACCTGATTGAAACGGATTTTCAACAGCGCCCTTCTTTTTCGGTGCTACGCATCCACCACTACGGCACCTTTGACGACGGATGTTTCGAATAGTGTTGTCGTTATTTTTCGTCTGGTATGCTGCATCCGCTGGAAGACCTACTTTATATGCCGACCTACCAATTGCATTATATTTGACCATGTTAATATATTGGTCTCCGCATATAGGAACGGGAATCGGTTTCCCTGCTAAAACCTGTCGTTGATATCGACTATGAAACATGCTTGTAGTGAAATTATTCGGCGATGCGACTTTGCTAGTAGAAGGCTGGAGAGGATTTGTAGAATATATTGTTTTTTGCGCATTCATAAACGAGGCGCGTGCATTCGCCATATTACCAGTTTGGTCGGTCGGGTACTGCTGATTTGGTGCAGGAGCAACGCAACTTTGGATACCATTATTGCCGCGCTGTTTTATAATAACCGTTGGCGATGGCGGACCATTAAAATAGTATTGAAGTGTTCTAATCGGAACAGATGTCATGGTAATATATGTATATATATAATATTTATAATAATAATATTATTATATATATACGACGAGGACAACGACGACGTATACTATTTGCTAAACGTAAATAGTATCATACGATATACGATATACTTAAGATCTACGAACTCTTCTCCATGCAGACTGTGATGCCGAAAAGTCGTCTCCACCAAAAGTATAGTCATTGAAATTTCTATTTACAGCTTGTAATTTTTTAAAACGAACATAATCGGAACCATCATATACGTAACGAGGGTTGCACGATGCCGATGGAATGTTGGTACTATCTGTATTGGTCTGGATGGAGCCACCGAGTACTTTATAACTGGTTGAACCACGACGAATATTGTTGACCTGATTTGAGCCACCAGAGGTATAATTTTGACGAGAGAGAAAATCGCCGGCATTATTGACGACTCTAAAAGGTCCTATTTTGCGCGGATATCCGTTTATAACACCTGTTGCGGCAGCGCCGTTCCATCCTTGCACCAAGGAGAACCTATCTTGTGCTCTTTCGCTACCACCTATCATACCACCGTTACCATATTTTCCTACACCACCTCCGATCATTTTTGGCGCAATACCTTGAAAACCACCTCCTAAGTTTGACATTATTTATTATGTATTATATATAATATATATTATAATAAAAATACATTAAAAATTTATAGGTAAATAAAAATAAAATACATTATACATAAAGTTTTATATATGAATGACGCCTAAATAATATTCTTATTATATATTCTTATGAACTATATTGACAGACTTGGGTAGTAATCACTATTATTACGATGACTTTAATCTAGTAATGTTAATACGAAAAATCATTATAGTATATCTGAATACCTAGTTTGGCACCATCCCATATTATGAGAAGCATGCCAAGATACACAAGTATTCTGTTTTTTATTTTATTACCGATGTACACTAAATAAGGACCAAATATGAATAACGCAAATATTCGTCCTATAAAATAAAGTATATTCTGATACTCTTTAAGTGTGTCGTTGATATTTGACATTGGATTTTTATTATATAGTATGTATAAAATATTCTGTTATTTTATTTATGTCATGATTCTGGGAGCAATGTTCATCGTTTGTAATTCTTGAAATAGTAGTTTGCAAGCATATGGTATTTCTACATATGCGAAGCTCGTCCGGTTATCGCATGTTCGGCAACAGTGAATTCCCATTTTATCATTATAGGCTGCAATCATACCACAATCGCGACATACATGAACTTGATATTTGTCCGATGCGTCATATAAGCGTCCGCGTGTAAACCTGGCTGCCCCGTGCGACACCATGCAGTTATGTGCTACAATTCCATTTGCCAGAAACGAGTGTGTATCTTCTACGCTAATATCATATACTTGTTTAGGACCAACCGGTATTCTCGACACGACACTTAGATTCATTGTTGGGATAGAGCCGCAGTCGCGCGTGACGCCATAGTTTGCTGCGGTATCGGTATTGGTATCATCTATTTCTTGTGCGTCTGCTTCTGCGTCTACGTCTACGTCAGCATCACATGACGCTGTTTCGCTTTCACTCTTGAACCAATCTAGTGCGCCAATTTTTTCGAGATATTCTTCGGCGTTGGGGAATCCTTTTGCTGTGAATTTTCCGAACTCTGTTCCTTTGATGAGGTGGTCCGTTATGTCGTGCGTACTTGGGATAGCGTATTCGTGTATGAGCCCTTCTGTTTTCTTAAGTTCGTTTACAGCGTCGATAATAGCTTTTTTCGTTGGTACCATTTTTTCGGGATTCTTTTCCTTAATCTCCTTAAATTTTGTAATTTCATTTACGCGATTTACAATCCAGTTGTGTTGACGCGTCACTTCTTCGCGCAGACGGCGATATGATACTCCGGCTTCCAAGCGTTGAGATTTATGGCAGCAATAACGAAATCCAATTTTTTCAGAGAATGGAACCAATTGTTCCATAGGTACATGGAGTGTTAACTGAAAGCTGCGCTCTGAGTTGTCCGCTTTATCCTTTCCTTCGAATTTCTGTTTTGAAAATGATGTCTCCTTTGGTTTTTGAATAGTTGTATTGTGAATACCACATTTTGCCAATAGTTTCTGAATATCTTCAAACATTTTTTGTAACGAGGCGCGATGTTCGTATGTTTTAGTTTGTGAAAATGAAACCGATGAAAGGATGTCGCGTTTTCCTCTATGCATCGAAAGAACACAAGTGTGTCCGTCGCCACCAAACATCCCAGCAAGAAATTCGCGCACAATAGGGCGAGGGCATTTTTCATCCAATATGAAGTTGGGAAGAGTTCCAGGTTGGTTCACTTTTTTGCCACTTATTAATCCTGGAAGTCGAACAATATCATGCTTTAATTCTGCTGGAATTCTAACTATATATAAATTTCTAGTGTTAAAGCATGTTTGTTTGCTTTCACAAAATAATTCAATATCTTTCATTATAGATTCAACATCTAACATATGTCCTAGAAATAAGTGAGCTATTTTAATTTTTGAATTCACGTGTCCATCCGTAATCAAATATCCAATAATACGAGCAAACGCAAGCGTTTTCATAAATTCTTCGCGAGTATTTGTTTCGAGTATTCTTGTCCCAAATTCAAGCGTCCATCCGGCACATTCTCTAATTTCTTCATTAATATCAACAAGAGGACAGGTTATACTTGACTTAATCTTAGTAGCATTCAATTCAATATCTTTAACTTTAACCCATGTATTATCGGATGTCAAAACAGGATGGTCTTCGGTGCATATAAGTTTTCTACCATCTTGAAATGTCAGTTGAACGCATTCGCGAGTTCCTTTATCCATAAATGCTACTTGCTTAGAAGGAACCATTCCATTTTTTTCTTCGCTCCACCCCATAATATTTACACATCCATTATTTTCATCGAGTGATTTTATTTTTACACTTAATCCATTTGAGAGCGTAATTGGTGTGTCTTCATCTTGGCAGTCACGTTCCATTTCGCCAAATCGTAACCCTCCATCTCGCGAGCGCCCTTCAGCCGGTTGTCGTGTAAGATTTACCATGGGTCCAATTGAACGACTATGTTGCTTATCATTTACCATATGCTTGAGACGCTGATAGAATGCAGGTCCTATGAAAATATTCGACTCAATCTGTTCCCCAGTCATGCCGTTATATAGGAGCTCATTTCCTTGTGCTTCGTATCCAACCTTTAGCAACTCCTTGCGAATATCTTCTACTGCTAGTTCGCCGAATGATGTACCGTCGCCGAACAACCCGAGCTGGACGAGTACTTTACCGAGGAGTGTTTCTTTTAGTTGCCCAATCGTCATACGAGATGGAATAGCGTGTGGGTTGATGATGATGTCTGGGCGCATACCATTGACGGTGAATGGCATGTCACTTTCGGGGATGATGTTACCTACGGTACCCTTTTGCCCGTGACGAGACGAGAGTTTGTCACCGATAACCGGTTTGCGGGAAGTGCGGATGCGGACTTTCGCGATACAATATCCGTCGCCGTTGCGGTCGATGAAATTCTTGTCGATGTAGGATTCCTCGGTAGTGCGATGAATTTTGCTGTGGTCTTCGTATTTGATGAGCTTCGTGTGGTCGTTGCGGTTTTCCTTGATGGGGACAACCTTTGCGATAATGATGTCGCGATTTTCGATAAATGTATTTTCCGGTACGAGACCCTTGTTATTGACCTTGTCGTAGTTGCCGAATTTCATGCCTTTTGTCTTTGAAGGGTCGGGTTTGCAGCGAATCTCCTCGTCGCCGTTGATTTTCTTGTCCTCGTCTTTTTCGGTGTGATAAATCGTCGCATTGAATAAACCGCGGTCAATGGAACCCTTATTTACGAGAATACTATCCTCTTGATTATAGCCGGAATACGTCATGATTGCGACGATGACTGCCGAACCGGATGGAATTTGGTCGAGTTTAATCATGCCCATGACGCGGGTGTCGACGAGGGGGCGACTTGGGTAAGTAAGAACGTAGGCGGTTTTGTCCATGCGGTTCTGATAGTTTGTAACATACATGCCCATGGCTTGCTTACCCATTGCGCAATTTGAACTAGCAAAACCATTTCCAGCAATAAATGAGTGATTTTCACTTTCAACTTCAATATCTGAAACCAAACGACTAGATACTGGAATAATGCTCTTGATGCAGATAAACTCAATGGAACATTCGTCGACCGTGATATCAAATACACCCACTTTCAACTCAGGGTTATCAATCATATCTTTAACCGTTTTCCATCCATTGTTTGTCGAAAATTTGTGGTCTTCGGTAGCAATAATTTCACGACCAGATAGGGTAGTTATTTTGTACACGGGATGCGTATTTTCTTGAATGAAATGGTTAACAACTTTAGTTTTTGATATTTCAAATGTAGTCGGATCATATGTCATCACCTCATCTCCCATTTTTACATCCTTGATTGGAACACGCATACCATTGCTCATAAGAACTGTCTCATTTATATCTAAACATTGATACGTGTTCCTCGGTGACTGATTGTGCTCAGGGAAAGGAATACATGAAGCAAGAATTCCGAAAATAGTACTTGGATGAATTTCGCAGTGAGTAAACTTGTAGATGAAGTTAGTACCTTCCTTTTTGACAAGATCGGCGGGTTTCATAGCAATCATGCTAAAGTTTTGTTCCTCGGGGTCAATATATTCTAGAATCGCTTCGTCGATTTTCGTGTCTGTTAGCAGGTCGTCCCAAGTAAGATTTTCGGCGTTTAGTTCCTTAATAATTTTATCATTTATGAAAACTTTATTTTCTTTTACGCGCAAAACCGGTCGCGTAAGCCGCCCCGCATCATTGCAAATACGAATTTCCTTATTTTTGATATCAAATACAACCGACGTGTAAATATTGATAATACCTTTCGATTTTTTGTCCTTGAATGTATTGTATAACTCGATAGGCGTCGAGGTGTTACCAAGCCACGCACCATTCACAAATACTTTGATATTGACAAACATATCCTTCGGGGTCAAGTTATCCATTCGAGAAATAAACGGCTCGACGTGTTGGTGCAAAGATTCCGAGCTACTTGGGATTGTCAAGTGCGTCATATAACTGATATTTTTCACAACACCTACGCTGCCACCTTCCGGTGTTTCGGCAACACACAAGAACCCCCACGTCGTGTTGTGGAGCTTGCGCGGAGCAATAAGTTTACCACTCTTATCTACTGGCGTATTGATGCGGCGAAGATGGCTAAGACTTGACACATAGGTGAGACGATTCAATACTTGAGCAACGCCGACCTTGTTACTGTTAACATTTTTAATGCCGAAATCGCCGGTTGAAAGTGCACGCTTTATCCCGTTTTCAATCGTGGTCGACTTTATAATTTTATAGATGTTTGTTTTGTTGACGATATTCATGTAGTCGTCGGTGGAGCGCCACGAACCCGTATTGATTTCCTTGACTATTTGTTTCGACATATCTTTAACGAGCTTATTGAAATAGTTTCGAAACAAGTTGTTTAAGAGGGCACCTGTCAAATCGACGCGCTTATTCACATACGAGTCGCGGTCATCTTGTTTTGCCAAATCTAGACTGCACCTTAAAACGCGGTTTACCATATATCCAAGAAAGTATATTTTTTGTATCGGACTGTGACAGTGCGGGAACAAGTCATTCCCAAGAACGTCTTGCGTAAATATTCTCTTTTTCGCCGCTCCAGCTTCTTTGTCCATATTCATTGGCGTGTACATGACATTTGAAGTAATAATTTTAAGCGCATCCTCTTGTGTCATAGTCGTATTTGCTTCAATAATCGACGCCTGTAGAGAATGGAGAATCGGTTTTGTAGTTTCGTCGTCAATATCCAATACGATATGCTTGCAAATCTCTTTGTCGGATATAACACCGAGTGCGCGAAATACGACAAATAGCGCAATAGGCTGCTTGATGCGCGGAATTTGAACATATATGGGGCACCCGAATCCGTTATTTTTGTTTGCGACCATGACATTGATTTGTTTGGGCGAGATACATTTGAAATCGGGTACGGATTTTATTTCGGCTGTCCATGACCATTTGTTGTTGTTTTTCGAGGTATTAAAACAGTATACGCGATTTTCGGCGGCTCTTTCTTGCCCCAAAACTGTTTTTTCGCTCCCATTAATAATAAAGTAGCCTCCGGCGTCGTGCTTGCATTCTCCCGATACATTATTATTAATATGAGTATATTGACTGAGCACACATATTGATGATTTTAACATAATTGGCAACTTCCCAATGTGTACTTTTGGAATAGATTTGTAAAATGTTTGTGCGTTTTCTAAGTTTTCTCCTGTCCTTACGACATAACGAATATTAATATCAATCGTCATTGTGGATGCATATGTGAAATTTCTTGACCGTGCATCATACGGAAACATGATTTTTGTAGCTCCATTATTTTCATGAATTTGAGGACGATATAAATTAAATTTGTCGAATGTTACGTGCAACTCTAGTTTATTCCTTTTTGTCCTGCGACACATATCCTGTTCCGACGCAATGAGTACCGGATTGAACATCTCGATTGTCCGCTGAATTTGATTGTTTACGAAATCATTGTACGACTCGATTTGGTGGCGAACAAGACGCTTCAAGTGTTGGTTTCTAAAGTATGCACCAATAATAGACCACGGCGTCTCGATATAGGGAATCGTCGACGGTTTCATTGCAACCGCTAGTGTATTGTCTATTTTTTTATTTGTATCCGCCTTCGTTTCTTCCACGCGAATAGATTCCGTGACCGATGACGACTCCGCGACTGGGGCTTCATTGGATTTGTTTTCAGCGTTTCCGATGTTTCCAATATTAATTTTTTCACGTTTGCTCTTTTTTGTTTTTATATTATGATTATCCGCATTATTATTATCACTATTTATATTATTTATATTATTTACGACGATGTCGGTAACATTCAAAACTATATTCCCATGAGATTTTGTATTGTCTTTTCCTTTTCTACCCGATTTACCAGTTGATACAGAAGCTTTTGACATTCTTTTCTCTGAGTTTTGAATTCTTGTTATCGAATTATTGCTTATTTATTATTTCAATTTATTTTTAAGCGTATTTGTTATAATATATAATAATCGTAAATCGGTTATTGTAATACTATAATAATAACTACATATATTTGCAAAATTGCTATAAACAACTTATTTTAACATAATGTGCGATTATTATAGTACAAAATGTGATACTCATATTTATTTTTTATAACTAATATACATTTTTTTTAGTTTCGGATTATAGTTGATATTCTTGGGTAATGATATGGACGGCACGGAAATAGTAGATGCTCCCGCCTCTTCCATAATACCGCGCGATATTTTTGCCGACGCAGGAGCGACTTGCTTTTGTGCGGCACCGCAATTTTGACACTTTTGTACCTGTTCTGTCGATGTCGATGTGGATGTTGATACTGAACCAGGTGTTCCAAAGACAGTGTCTTCGAGATTTAATGCATTACCCGATGTTAACGCGGTTCTCTGTGTGAATCGATTAACTTTTTCACCGCAGCATATATCTTTCAAAAGGTGTTTCCACTTGTATGTTGATTCCGAGTTGTTGTTGAGACAGTTTAATAATAAATAGGTAACCACGCCTGAAGCTTGCCCGCCTAAAAACGCATCCGCGCTGGTTTGTTCATCTTGACAACCGCTAATACAGAATACTTCGCCTGCAGTTTTGTCGTAACGCTTAAACTCGTAATTTGTTTGCTGCAATGACCAGTCATTCGGAACGTATTTTTCGGGCAATGTTGTGAGACGACTGGTGAGGTAACTAGCGTCGTCGTATTTATACCTTAAGTCGCATCCGGTTCCACTATGACATGCATCTAATACCATATATAGGCGCACACCTTTGGGAACTAATGCTGCCAAGTTACTTCGAATAACGTCGTCGCTTATAAATCCGGCACGCGCGACATCTATGGGGCAAATACACGAATCTTGTCCGCTTTCTTCGTCGCGACTTGCATCATTTACTAACGAACCGTGACCCGAAAAGTGAAACCATAACTCATCGCCTGATTTTGCTCCTTGTAGTAATGCCCTAAAACCTGCAAGTATATTTGAACGCGTCGGTTTTATAGTTGTTGTATCTGTCATAATAGTTAATGAGTTGTATTTTCTAACTTTTTGCAAATAGGAACCCATATTTACTACGTCGTTTATACAGCCGAATAACCGATATGGTGTTCCAGTGTAGTTAATACCTACTAGTAAAGCTTTTCGCATTTATGTTATAGTATAGGATTATATAATATAATGCGATATAATAATATTATATAAAGTATTAAAATATATATAAAAATAAAAATATATATATAAATAACGCGTTACTATTACAAATAATAACATATCGCTATTATTATCATAACACACATAACAACATAACAACATGAATAATAGAAGAGTTTTAAAGAAGTATTTTAAAGAATTTATAAATATACTTGATACCAAAAGCGATTATTATATTTTAAACTATTATATGAATGAAGTGAAGAATGAAAATGATAAGGAAGAGGATAAACGGGATAACGAGGATAAACGGGATAACGATGCAGGTGGGGAAAATACCAAGTCTCTTGTAAACATCACCACAACAATTTTGAATCCTGCTGCGTCGACATTTGTTGCAAAAAACGCGGACCATGTTCCTTTGCCTCCGCCGCGCGATAACCCTGATAGTATTTATGGTGTTGGTGAGGCGAGTCGCGAATCAATAGGCGTAACAGATGCGAGAGATAATGCTAAAATCGACGAAATAAATATAGATATCGATGATAAAAATACTTGTTATATTAAAAACTGTAAGAATTGTAAGAACAGAATATCGTATAAAGTAAATAAGGTGAATATAGATGCCGAAATAAATAATATTAGTGATTTGATTAAATTGTGTAATGATTATAAACTCGCCGAAAATGTGGAATATAATATTGATATGAAGTCTCTACATAAAATCAACGACGATTTAGTGGAGCTTAACAACATGATAGGTATGAAAACATTGAAGGAGAATATTGTAGACCAGTTGTTGTTTTATTTGCAGAATTTGCATGTATATAAAGATATGAGTTGCGGAAATAAGCGCGCGAATGTTGAAACCGGTGATTTTTTGCATACTGTTATTTATGGTTCTCCGGGTACAGGCAAAACAGAAGTTGCGAAAATAATAGGAAGAATCTATGCGAACCTGGGTGTAATTAAAAGTAAACCGATGTCATTGTCTGATAAAAAGAAATCTTCGTCGTCGTTGTCGCCATCGTGGTCATCATCGCGCCCGAAGTTTAAGAAAGTTACGCGTTCCGATTTAATAGCGGGTTATCTTGGTCAGACGGCGTTAAAAACGAAGGATGTTATAAAGGATAGTTTAGGTGGAGTGTTATTCATCGACGAAGCGTATGCTCTAGGCAATACTGATAAGCGCGATAGTTTTGCGAAGGAATGTATTGACACGTTATGCGAGGCGTTGAGCGATAATAAAGATAGTTTGATGGTAATTATTGCGGGGTACGAGAAGGAATTGAACGAGTGTTTTTTTAGTTATAATGAAGGACTTGATTCTAGATTTATATGGAGGTTCAAGGTGGATAATTATGAAGCGGAAGATTTGCGCGATATATTTGTAAAAAAGGCGCGTGACTTTGGGTGGTCGATACATGAAGAGTTAAAAGTGGAGTGGTTTGAAAAGAATATGAAATATTTCAAATACTATGGTAGGGATATGGAGACGCTTTTTACGAAAACGAAAATAGCGCATAGTCGGCGTGTTTTTTGTAAACCGGAAGAAATGAAGAAAAAAATAATAATGAAAGATTTAGAGAATGGTTTTGAGTTATTTATCAAAAACGACGAAGTAAAGAATCGCGTCAATGATAGTGAACTAAAAATTCTCCAAAATATGTATTTATAGTTATAGTGTATGTATTCGGTTTTATTCATAATAATATTTTATTTTTAAAATTATATTATGAGCGACCCTACTAAAAAAAGTATAGTAATTAATAAGTCATTTTTATCAGGAAGCGCTGGTTCAAGTTCATCGCATGCTCAAAATAAAAAGTCAAAAAAAAACACACGTAACTTGTCAGAGGAAATTATTAAACCGAACAAGTTGAAAAAAATGTTATTAGATAAAATAAATGCGAAGCGAAAGGCGGAACATAGTTCACCTGATAGTTCTCTTAGTAGCAGTAGCAATAGCAATAGCAATAACACCAATACTTTAGACATATCAAAAGAGACCAAAATATTTAGTAGTGAATTTAAGAAGTCTCTTGATTTTTTAGATAGTTATATTGGTCAAAAAAAGACCGATAGGTATAACCAAAAAACGAAAACATTAAAAAAGCAGAATCCGTCATCCCCATCCACATCCCCATCTACTAGTTTGAATAATGATATTTTAAAATCTTTGCATAGTAATAATATTACACCGAATATACATGCTTCACGTTCCCCAAATAGTATCAACCAGTCTCTTCCGCCACAGGGATACATTACGCAACCTGTTCAGCACCGGCAAGCAACACAACAACACAATGTTGCACACGCACCCGCACCCACGCCCACACACGCACCCCTGCATCGTCCACAACAGACCCCTATTTTTCAAAAAATAGAACTACAAATCCCTAATAAACCCCAGCACAGTATATCGCCAAATATACTACCGAATACTGTGCCGAAGATAAATCTTGCGATTGGTAAACCTGGGAATTCGACATTTGTTTATACCGAGTTGCCACCCGAGTTACAGAATTTTACGCCTCCTGTGTATAATATTTCGTCAGTGGCGGAAGGACCTATGACGTTAGAAACGCTTCCTGCACTTGATAGCTATCATAAACCTATAGATGTTATAGATTCGAGAGATAATATGAAAATAGACGTAAATAATAATAATTCGGAACTACTCGATATAGCAAAAAGTATGGAAAATGATGCAGATTCGATGAATATGATAGATTCAAGTAGTACGTCATTATTTCCTACATCAACGACATTTTCTCCTATAAAATTGTCGGATGATACTCCATATGGTTGTTTAAAAGATGGGAAGAAGCCTACTTTTAGAATGTATAACAAAACAATTAAAAATAATACTAGGTTTTCTGATGACAATGAAAGTAACCAAGATAGTACGTACTCTGAAAGGCAAACAAAGCTGAAAGATTTGAAAAATAGACATAATAAAAAGGCATCGACAATATCTCAAAATGAAAATGCGGAAAACGAAAATGGCGAATCCGATAGTAACGAAAATAGGAACAGTCATAGTTTGAGAAAAACTAAAATAAGAAGACGTTTACGAAAAACAATAACTAAGAAATTTAAATTAGGGAAACAGGCGGGTAATGTTGTAGGTGTGTGGATAAAAAATAATGATACTCGTAAAAATATACAAAAAGAGCAAGGGTTGTTAAAAAGTAAGCAATTAGGAGAAGTAAAAAAATACCTAGTCGAGAAAAATCTTATAAAAATAGGCTCTACAGCTCCACCGGGTGTGATACGTAATATATACGAAGCATCTATGTTATCGGGTGAAGTAGAGAATATAGGAAAGGGAGTTGGGCTTCATAACTTTTTAGAAGATAAAAAGGCGTGGTAAAAGCGTGGTAGAATATAAATTATTATTGCATCAATGAATTGGAATATTTGCGAGTAATTTGCCCGTTTCTACTCCTTTAAAGCTGTTGCCGTATTTATTAAGAGGTGGCGAGACGATTCCGATACCCATAACTCCGGGTATAACAATCATGATAACGCCGCCTACACCACTTTTAGCAGGGAAGTGTGTTGATTCCCACCATTGCTCGGATTCATTATATAACCCATGTTGAGCCATATGGTCAACAATATATTCTACTTTTTCTTCATTTACTAGTTTCTTATGTGTTATTGGATTTGTACCATTGTTTGCCAATGTTGCAGCCATTACTGCTATGTCTTTACTAGTAACCATTACCGAACACTGCTTTGTATATGACTTGAGCACAGTTTGCGGATCCCCATAAAAACGGCGATATGAAACAAGTTTATCAATAAGCAATTGATTATGGTGGCTCGTTTTATATTCGGATAAATAAAGATGTTCGTTGACTTTAAGTGTTCTTCCCGCAAAATCCTCCATATTTTCTAAAATAATTTTATTCATTGTTTTTTCATTCGTATCCGGCGATTTTGTTTTATCATATAATAAACTTGTTGTTGCCATTGCTCCTGCATTCACAAACGAATTAATTGTATGGTTTTTTATCTCTAGTACATCTTTTATGGAGTTGAACTCGCGTTTCTCATCCTTGTCACCTACACGCGAAATAAGTTTTTTTATACTATACATGTTTAAAGCTAGAGCAAGTGTAAACACTTTTGATGTCGACTCTATTCCCACTTCTGTTCGATAATCACCGAAATTCATTATTTCTCCCTTTACATTACAAACCGAAATTGCGTATATATTTGGGTTAACTATTTGCAAGTCGGGGATGTAGTCAGCATTTTTACCTTTTTGTTTCATGCTTTTAATCTTTTTGTATATTTTTTCTACATCTTCGTATTTGAAAGACATTTTATTTACACTATACTATACTATATATCTATAAAATAGTATTTTCGATGAATATATGTTTGTTTTTATAAATATTAAAAATTGAATATATTACACAGCATGTGAGCATACACGGGCATACACGGGCATACACAGGCATATATTATATATAAAACATAGTTAAAGACTTATTAAGTACTTTATATATCAACAAATATACAAATTAAAAGAACCGAAAAGGTTATTCTTTATAGATAC